ACTAATAGCACTAGCTATGTTCTGCTGTGGAGAAGGCGCACCACCACGAGCTAAGTTCTGTATGCCACCAGACAACTTAGCCGCCTGTTGTGCTCCAAACATCCCTGCAAAGTTCTTAGAACCAGCGACAGGGGTAGGTTGTACAGGCTGCTGTGTGTCAGAAATGCCTGTTAGTAGTCTTACTAAGTCTTGTTGAGTAGCCATTATCCATTACCTCCAAGGTATTTAAAGATAGCTTCCATCATGCCACCACCGCCGTCTGTGCCTTGCTTTAAAGCAGCCGCTAACAGCTTATCTTTAGTAGACATCTCTGACCCAACCATGCCTTCTAATAGTGCTGATTGCTGTCCTAGTCTTAGTTGGTTAGCCATCTGTTCAGCATTCAAGCGTCCTTCTATGCCTCCTAAGTCTAGCTGCGAACCTAGTTCAGTACCAGTCCTACGACCAACATCAGCAAAGCCAGCAGGTACTGCACTGCCTTGTAGCATAGCAAGAGCATTCTTTTGTGGATCATAACCAGCAGTCAATAGACCTTGAGCGCCTAATAGAGACTGTTGCTGCTCTGCTAGTGCTTGATTTCTAGCGCCTAAGTTAGCACGACCCATAGCTTCTTGACGAGCTGTTTCTTGCGCTAGAAGTTCAGGAGAAGCACCGCCATAAGCGCTAGAAGAAATACCTAGTCTGCCTTGAGACAACATGCGTTCTTCTGTAGCTAGACGGTTACGTTCTTCTTCAGGACGCTGTGTGGCTCTTATTTGCTCAAATATAGACGCTTGCTGCGCTGCTGGGTCTTGACCTACCTGTCCAAACAAACCCTGTGCTTGTCCCATTAGCTGCTGTTGCATAGCAGCCTGTTCAGGAGATAAGTTAACATCAAAGCCGCCTTGAGCGTTGGTAGCTACGTTAGCTAAGTCACTAGTAACAGCGTAAGGCTGAAAAGCTGTACCTGCTCTTGCTTGTTCAGAGAGCAGTCCTGTAGCGTCTTGTAGTTCTCTACCTGTGTCTTGTACATTTTTAATGTTCTCTTCACCAAGATAGTAGCTACCGCCTGTTCTACCAATATTAGTTAAAAAACCCTGCCAATCAAAACCAGCTTCTGTTCCAGTTCCTACACTCATTAGAATGCACCTCCAGTTATAGTTCCTGCTGTGACAACGCCTGAGACATTGAGTGTCGTCGCAGCGACAGTTCCTGTGAATGTAGGACTAGCAGTGTTAGATTTACTGTTAACAGCAACAGCAATGTTAGTGTATTCAGCGTCAATTTCTGTCCCTCGTACTATTTTATTTGCATTTCCAGAAGCTAGTGCATCTTTAGCAGCAAAGTTAGTTGTTTTTGTATAATTGGACATTAAATAAGTCTCCCCATTAGAGCATGTATATCAATTTTTTGAATAGAAAAAGGAACATTGGCTATCTGCGCTTCAATACCAATAGTAAGAATACTACCGCTGCCGTTAGCGTTTACACTCGCTCTGTTAATCAAAGCGTCAACACCTCCTGAGTACTCTGAAATAGCGTATTGAGCAACACCGTATTCAGAAACAGCGTTGCTGGCACTAAATGTAAAAGCTTGTTTATTAAAAGCTTCTGTGTAGTCGTAGCCCCAGTTTAGTGTAATGTCTGTGCCGTGAGCACCTACAATAGTTAAATTAAACTTTTTTAGGAACTTTAAATTAGAAGAGTTCCCAAAGTCTGTAGGATTGCTAAAATATCGTAACTGATACTCAGAAGTATTGTCTAAGTATCCGTGATATTTAACAATACCTGTAGACTTTCCTATGTAAATTGTTCCGTCTTCTGCTAAGTTTAAAGCTAGAGGGTCAATAACTGACCATGTAGTAACACGATGTGCTCCAGATTCGTTTAACGGCCCTCTCATATCAAAGCAGTATACCTCACCAGTAGAGGGTAAGGTGAGCAAGTAAAAAGCTTCGTCTGGGCTATACAGAGATTTTATAGGTAACTGCTGCTTTGCAACAAGAGACATCAAGTCGTTACGAACATTCTTGCTAATGTCTCTCATAGGCAGAGATTTTTCTTGAATTACTCTACCAAAGCTGCGTACACCAGAGTCAGATAAGAATATTAGATCGTTGCCTGTCTGTTGTACTGAGTCACGAGCAATACAACCTACACCGTCAATAGTATCTGCAAGAACCATATTAGCAGGTGACGAAGCGCCTGAATACACAACAATAGAACGCTTACCAAAGATAACTAAGAAGTCATTGTGTGCAGCTAAAGACACAACCTCGTCAAAGCCAGAAGGCCAGACTAAAGTTAAATCTAAGCTGCCTGAAGCGCCTCCTGTCCAAGCTGCTCCGTTAAGAGTGTCACTCCAGTAAACAATGTATTTGCTTCCTACAACACCTGCTACCCACATCTTACCAAAAGCAGCCAAAGCTTCGTTTCCTTGAGGCATCGTACCTGCGGAGTGTGCGTGACTAGATATTTTCTCTAGTACAAAAGAACCTGACTCGTCTGTTCCAATAAGAGGCTCGTGACCGCTTTGTACCATCTGTATATGATTATTAAAGTTAACACACTTCCAATTGTTAGCAGAAGGCGTGTAATTAGCAGGGGTAATGTCAACAAGAGTTGTAGTACCTTTAAATATTTTATTGTTGCCAGCAGAGATAACAATCTTATCACCGCTTCTGTCTACAAACTCAAAGATAGTTTCAATACCACGGCTAGAGCCTAACACGGCTGCTCCGTTACCGCTGACGTTTAAGTAGCCTTTACGTGCGCCTATGCGTCCTAGCTTGTCAATGACACAGTTATCAGCAATGGCAGCAAAGGAAGGGTCTACACCAATAGGTGAATCTTGTGTGTTAAGCCCAGCAAAGCCGGGACTTGCTATGGTAATGTTCTGTAGTTGTTGGGCCATTATGAGTACCAGATAGTTTCTTCAGGATGTAAAGCAGCGTCCATAGCTATGGCATCTGCCAATGAAGAGTCAGCAAGTCCGAACAACTCTGCTGCGCTTGTGCCTCCAGTTTCTCCTCTTTCTCTAGCAGCTAAGGCTAATGCTAGTCTAACAACAGGGTTAAAAGGTACATCCAATCTGTCAGCGTCATTAACAAAGTCTGAAGTCCTTAGAACCACGTTAAAGCGCAGTGTGTACGCTTTGTCAGGAATAGGATATAAGTCAACACCGTTAATACCGTTAAAGCTGTAGAAGGTTGTAGTGCCTTTAGGAACGCTTGTGAAGTCTAAGAAGGCGCTATCAAACCAACGTGAAGTCTTGTAACTCAAGAAAGAGTTTAGACTATCGTTAGTAGCGTCTAGAATTTTAATGGTGTTGTCTGCGTCTGTAAGAACATAGTTAAAAACATCAGCTTGTGTATCTACTGTTAGCGTGTTACGTAGTCCTGTCCAGTCCCATGCGTTCTCTACTGCTCTCTTAGCGTCACTAACGTAAGCGCCTATGAGCTTAGAGTATGCGTTCTCGTTAACAGTAGCAACTTCATTCTCACGAAGTCTTACTAATACTTTATTGACTAGTTCTAGATAAGTCATCTTCTATTCCTTTGTAAGTTTGCTAACATTCCAGCATTGGGATTAGCTTGTATAAATTCAAGTAAAATGTCGTTACGTACGTTAGATGACATCATGCCTTGCTCTGGAGCTTGTTGTGCATATTGCAAGAGTTCTTGCGTATCTTGTGGCTTCTGTAGCTTTAAGAAGTCTGCAAAAAGAGACTCAGTTTGTGACCCTCCTCCGTACCCTATACCAGAACCACCGCCGCTGCCGCCTCCTGAGCCGCCTCCTGAGCCGCTCCCAGTGCCAGAGCCTGTGCCAGAACCAGAGCCTGTGCCTTCACCGCCACTATCGCCTCCGCCTGTACCGCCATCTCCTCCGTCACCAAGGTCTCCATCACCACCGCCAGTGCCAGTATCACCGCTACCACCACCACTTGTATCTCCACCGCCACCAGTACCAGAGGTATCTCCACCACCGCCAGTGCCAGAAGTGTCGCCTCCGCCACCAGTTCCAGTATCTCCACCACCTCCTGTGTCAGTATCACCTCCGCCACCAGTGCCTGTATCGCTTCCACCTCCAGTGGTATCAGTGTCTCCTCCACCTCCAGTGGTATCAGTGTCTCCTCCACCTCCCGTGGTGTTAGTGTCTATACCACCGCCTCCGTCAGTAGTATTGATAAGAATGTCAATTACTTGTTTGTCGTCGTCCTCGTCTCCGTCTCCAGAGTCTGTATCATCACCAGTACCAGTTTCTGAGGGAGTAGAGCCAGAATCAGTAGACATCTGATCTGCTATTTCTTGGTCAGTTAAATAGAAATCTTCAGGAACATCAGAGCTATATGTACCGTTCTTCCAGTCTATATCATAAATTAGATCACCAATACGTACTTGCCAAGTACCACTTTTGCCCCACTCAGCATCGTCTGAACTAGTAATAACTAGAGTGTCTTCTAGTATCTCTCTATCGTCCCACCTTGTTTGGTTGCCATCTGCATTAACAAGAATAACGCCTTTGTAAGTACCACCACCTGTTTGATTACCAGCAGCGTCTACGTTACCATCACCTGCTACTGGGTCAAACTGACTACCACCAGCAATATCGCCAGAGCTGCCAACAGCATCAGCACCGCCACCAGTATCTCCGCCACCGACATCTCCAGCACCACCAGCACCGCCAGTGTCTCCGCCAGTATCACCACTACCACCGCCGCCGTTATCAGGTGTGTCTGTTGTTTCAGGCGTTTCAGTTACTTCTGGTAGCGTAGGAGGCTTTATATCAGGATTAGGCTCAAACTCGTTTATGATTGGTTCTTTGTCTAAGTCTCCTAGTTCTATATCTTGAGATACTGTAGAGCCTCCAGTAAGAAGACCTGAAGGAACTAACTCATCGTCGCCTCCTAGTGATGAAATAGCAACACCACCAATATTTTTAAGCAGGTCAGCATTATCTTTAGCAAGATCAATAAGGTAAGATGCTGAGTTTTTATAATTATTAATAGCTGCATCAGCAACTGTTTGAAGATCAGCAGCGGTTGAAAGATTTTTAGTTAACTTGCCTGAGTCAAAAGCAGCGTTGACTGCTGCATCTCCTATTGCTGTTGATCGGGAAGCAACAGTAGAAGTAGTGTCTACAGCACTTGTAACGGTTTCAGCGCCTGTTAAAGAAACAGCATCTCCTGACGCTATTATCTCATCTACGCTTCTACCTTGTTGACCTTCAGTGCCTGTAGGCGTTACTGGTTTGTTTAATTGAGAAAGCTGGTACGCTCCTTGTGCTAAGTTTAACCAGTCTGATGTGTGTAAAGTTTCTCCAGCTAGGCCTGCTGTTGCTGACATTATTGCTTCAGACGCACCACCAGTAAAATGAGCAAGAGCCATTCTAAGGTAAGGATTAATAAAGTCAAACATACCTCCGTCAGGCACAGCTATAGAAGAGTAAGTGCCTACTGGGCCATAAGTTTGATAAGTAACGTCACTGCCTTCTTTGGCTATACCTGCTAACGA